GAGATGGAGTTTCCCAGTTTTTCGAACGGAGCAATCCATCTCAAATTGATATCATGTTTCAGCCACCGAAAATCCAGACCGAGTGCCCTGTAACATGGGCCAAGTTCAGCGAAAACCCGAATCGAGGTGTTGCGAAACTGGCCTTGCTGCGCATTTCGAAGGAGTACGACATTCCGGATTCCCCAGATTCGAGCCCTGACAAAAGCCAGCTCCTGAAGCTCATGATCGACCACAATTTTTACTCCGCAACTTCTCAGCGACTCGATAATTTGGTTCGCTTTTTGAACCACGACGAAGTGTGTCAGCTTCAGGTTGTTTGCGACTTTGTCGAAAGCTACGCTGCCTTGGCACGAACCGATCCGTACGAAGAGACGCAGCGTAAGATACTTTGGCCTGCTGTGCATGCCGTTACCGTGCTCATGAGCCGACATGAGCGCAAAATCAGAACGACAAAACCGACATTCACTCGAGTGATTGTCAGTGACGAAGAGAGAGACAGCCTACGCTTGAAAGTCCCGAAGGTCGACAACGAACGTGCTGTTGTTCCATACCGCGACGAATCAGTTCGTCAGAACACTGTCAAGTGTAGTGATGACGGTGCTTTCCAGCAGCGTCAGCCTGATGGGTCGTGGAAGTCAGTTGACATTTACGAGTATGCCGAAGGCCAGCAAGACTCGGGCGAAGACACCGAGGATGACGAGTTAATGGTGGAGGAGTGGGCGAAGGCGAGGCAGTGCAAGAATTAGCCAATCAGTGGACGTTAGTCACGAATCAAGTTGTTAGTGACGAATTCAGCTGTTAGTGATGCATGTAATTCATTCATGTATAAACGTCCGCCTCTGCAATTGCATTGGTACGTACATCAGCCTCGTCTCCGAGGTGTACAATGAAGCAATTGGCTTCGATCCAACTAACATCTTCGTGAGGTAAGCCGATCAAGGGATCTTTGTTGGAAAGGAAAATGCAAGGTTTGCCCCAGTTAACATCCATTTTGCGCTCGAATTTGTCAGTGATAGTGAAATGATCCTGACCACCCATCCAGTTTTTATAATTTTCGTTTTTCAAAGCTGAGTCTTTCCATGAAACATCGTCCCAGATGATGTAGTCGATATTTTCGACACCGATGGAAAGAAAGGAGCGCTGATTAAAGGATCCACGGAAGTGACAGTGAGGGCCGAGAGCCCGAGCGAAGTCAGTTTTGCCGAGCTTCGAGCCGCCGTAGACGATGAGAGTGGGAGGCCGCCTTTTGACTGGCCCCCGGACGTTCAGGAAGGCCTGGTCCGCTTCCTTGTCCGCAACAGGGTAGCTTCCGCTCGCAGCGAGGGACTCGATGGTGGTGATTGGATCGGTGAAGACCCTGAGCATCCACTGTCTGACTCGTGGGTATCTTGACCAATGGATTCTGAGTCCCATGTCCGCATTCGCTTGGACCTGTGGCGGGACGAGTTCCGCTCCGTACCGCCTTTCGGCAAACTTTCCAATTTGCTGTCCGAACACGACAAAGTCTCGTGGAGAATGATCTCTAACGCTGTCAAGAAAGCCGTTTCTTGTGCTCTCCGATAGAGATCCCTTCCAGTGATCGTCTTTAGAAGCCTTACCTCCTGTAACGGCTGGACGATCCATGGACTCTGCCACGATGTCTCCATACTTTCTGACGTAGTCGTAAGTGTGGAAAGGCGTTGCCTTGATTGGCAGTATATTTCCGTGGCGGAGGCCAGGGCATCTTGACTTGGACCCCAGTCTTCTGCTTCCGACACAGAATCGATGTTCATTTTCCCAATCGAAGGTTCGCTCGAAGTCGACGAAACAATGGAAATGATATCCGCCATCCTCATGACGCTCTCGTCCAATGACGTACTTTGCACCAAGCAACGACACAAGATCGACAAAGTCCTGATATGGCCAGTTAGGTCCGGATTGAGAGAAGGTGAACAAGAAGTGACGACCGACGAAGCGGGCGTTATCTTTGCCCAGGCGTTTTCCAGGCGCGCGGTAGCCTGGGTTTTCATCAAGCCGGATATGTCCCGGAGCGGAGAACGGGTCGTGATCCTC